TTCTAATCCTACAGCAAGTACGATGACGTTAGTATCTGATCGAGACAGACATTTATTTCATATTGGAACGGAAACTACAATTGGAGATACGTCTACACAAGATAAAATGTTTATAAGATTTTCTAATCAAGAAGATTTAAATTCTTATACCCCTACAGCTATTAATACAGCGGGGACTTTTAGACTTGATGCAGGAAATGAAATTAGAGCAGCAATTGCAGGTAAAGATTATAATTTTATTATTACAGATACAGCGGCGTATGTAGCTCAATATGTTGGACCTCCTTATACATTTAGTATTAGACAAGTAGGAACTAATTGTGGATGTATGGGAATGAGCTCCGCGGTGGCAGCTGATGGAGCCATATATTGGATGTCAAATGCAGGGGGATTTTTTAAATATGATGGTACTGTTAAATCTATTCCTTGTTTAGTAGAAGATTTTGTATTTAATACAGATGGAGATAATTTAGGAATAAATTATGTTGCTAATAAACTTATTTATGCAGGTCATAATAGCTTATATACAGAAGTAAATTGGTTTTATCCCAAAAACGGATCTAATCAAATTGATAGATGTGTAACTTTTAATTATGGAGAAAATGTCTGGACCACAAGTTCTTTAGACAGAACCACATGGAATGATGCACATGTATTTGACACACCTTATGCTACTGACTATGTGGTTACAGGTACACCTGTCTTTCCTACTATATTAGGAATCACAAGTACTTATGGAGCATCAATGTATTATGCTCAAGAAACAGGAACTGATCAAGTAAATAGTACAGGTACTACTTCTATTGATGCTTATATTAGATCTGGAGACTATGACATTACTTCAAAGAAAAGTATGATGGGCCAAGAAACTGGTGTAGCTAATCTTAGCGGAGATGGAGAATATTTTATGTCTGTTAGTAGATTTATACCTGATTTTAAATATTTATCTGGGAATGCTAAAATAACTTTATTTATAAGTAATTATCCAAATGAAACACCTACAGGATCTCCTTTAGGACCCTTTACAGTAACCTCAAGTACTGATAAGATAAATACTAGGGCCAGAGGGAGACTGGTTTCAATTAACATTGCTAATGATGCAGTGGGTGAAACCTGGCGACATGGCACATTAAGATTAGACTCAAGATCGGACGGAAGAAGATAATGGCATACACAACACAATTTGGTTTACCACAAGGAGTAGTAGATTATTTAAATAATCAACTACCTAATATTGATAAGATATTTCCAGACCCACCAGTAGTTGATGATCCAGATCCCGATCCAGATCCAGAAGCAGAAGCAGAAGATAATTTAACTTTGCCCGTATATCCAGAAGATTATGGTGATACGTTTGGAGTAGATCCAGCTAAACTAAGAATGCCAAGTTCTTACACAGAAACCCCTGGATTGCCGGAGGCATATAATCAGTTGTTAGCTGATCGACAATTAACGAAGATGGGTATTAAGAACCCATTTGCTAATGAAGCTAATTTAGGTGAAGCATATTATGGTGATATGTACGATGTAAATCCAGATCCCTATACACAAACATGGAGAGATAAAATTGGAGCAGGAATAAGAAGTCTGGGACATAGCGCAGGTAGATACATGCCTGGTGCGATGATTGGCAACGCCATATCGAATATGCTTCCTCCAAATAAAACAGCACTTTTACAAAAAGAAATGCTTGGACAAGGTTTTGCGTTAGATGATCTTGGAAGAATTGTTAATGTATCACATGGTAAAAGAGCCGATGGAACCTATGGATATATAGATTATGTTACTCCTGGAAATATCATGGCTGGATACCGTCCAACAAGTGTTGATACATTTGATAAGAGAATGGCAAAAATACTCGCAGGGAACGCTACGAAAAAAACGAAAGATAGATATATAACTGCAATAGAAGGAGCTAAAAAATTGTGGTTAGAAGCAAACGAAAAATCAGATATTAGGCTCGATGACATGAACAAAACCGATTACCAAAAACAGGTGGCTAATATTCCTGATTACAATTTTCAAGATCCAGCAGACACTGGTCCAGGGCCTGAAAAGGATGACTGGGGTTCAATGGGCGATGATGGCATGTGGGCCAAAGGCGGCAGAGTTGGATACTCTGAAGGAGGCTTAGCAGCTTTATGGCCAAAATAACAAGTTACATACCTGAACCTAAAGAAGAATACGAAGTAGATAATTTAAGACAGATTATTGCATCTTTAAATACTATGAAACAACAATTAAATTTTTCTTTTCAAGAAGATTTGAAAAATGAACAAGAAGCATTTAATTATTTTTTAACATGACAATTCACTACAAAAATGCTGGTGTAAGTTTAACCACTTCTAACTTAACTACAGTTTTAACAGTTACAACTTCATCTGTAGCTATTGTAAAAAGTGTATATTTTTCTAATACAAGCACAGGATCTATTTTATGTAATTCTTCCTTATATGATTCATCTGCAACATCTAATTATGAATTCTGGAGAGATAGTATGGGGGCATCTACACAGGTAAATGCTGCTCCAGGGGGCTTGAATTTAGAGGCTGGAGATGCTATAAAAGCTCAAGCAGCGACAGCTAGTGAAGTTGAAGTAGTTGTTAATTATGCATTGCTAACAAGACAGAATGAAAACGGATAATATATATAAGATTAATTGTACAACTATAACAACTTATAGAAATACAAAAACTGGTGAAACGTTTAAAGAAAAAAAAGAAGGACCTGATATAGTTACTGATGTAACTGTACATGTATCCCCTAAAGGATTAGACTTAATGCAGAAAGTAATGAATAAACAAAATGACAAACCAAAACCCTAAAGGTGGCACAGAATTACAACTAGACTATCTTAGAAGCTATGTTGGCAAAGACATACTAAATAAAGTAGAAATCTGTACATCTATCCCTGAAAAAATTCCCTTACATCCTACAAAGGTAAATATTCTTTGGCAAAAAAATTCCTATGACCAACCAAATTTATACCCTTGGTTTAAGAATAAAGATAATCATAAAAAATATGATTGGTATGTTTTTAATTCCCATTGGACTTATGAAAAGTATAGACAGTTTTTTGATATTCCTACAAATAAATCTGTAGTTATTAAAAATGGTATAGATAAAATAGATACTGCATTACATTATAAAAAAGGTCAACCAGTAAAAATTATACATCAAAATACTCCCTGGCGGGGTTTATCTGTTCTATTAGGGGCAATGCAATTAATTAAAAATCCTTTAATTACTTTGGATGTTTATTCATCCACTGAAATATATGGTAAAAGTTTTTATGATGCCAATGAGCATAATTATAAATCTTTATACGATCAAGCTAAGTCTTTACCTAATGTAAATTATATTGGGTATAAGTCGAATAAATATATTAAAGAGAATTTAAAAAATTATAATATGTATGTTTACCCTAGTATATTTGAAGAAACTTTCTGTATATCATTATTAGAATGTATGGCAGCAGGTCTATATTGTATTACAACAGATTATGGTGCTTTATATGAAACAGGAGCAGAATTTCCAATGTATATCCCATATGATAAAGATTATAGATCATTAGCAAAAAAATTTGCTTTTGGAATAGAAGCAGCAGTGAATACTTTGCATGAAGAACAAATTCATAATCACTTAGAATGTCAATCAGCTTATGCACGAATTTATTATAGCTGGAATAAAATAGGTGTCTCTTGGAAAAGATTTTTGGAAGGTACAATAAATGCAAAAAAGTAATGGAGCACTCCCTTCAAACAACGAGCCTATTTGGTTTACAAAAAGTTCCGACGCACAGATAACTACCTTTAATGTAGGTGGTATTTCATCTCATAAAATAATGGTGTGTACACCATGTCACAGTGATGTATCAATGCATTACTGTCAAGCAGTTTTAAAATTTCAACAAGATTGTATGCAAAGAAAAATTTTATGTAGTTTTACTTTAATGAAATCTTCATTAGTTACTCAAGGTCGAAATTTATGTGTAGCTGAAATGTTAAATCATGCTGATAAATATACTCACTTATTGTTTATAGATTCAGATATAGATTTTCAATCCAAGACTATTTTTACTATGTTAGATAAAGATAAAGATATTATCGGTTGTCCTTATCCTATGAAAACTTTCGACTGGGATAAAGCCTGGAGAAGACTTAAAGAAAAAACAGGAGCCATTAATGATAAAGATGATTTAATGAAATCTGGTTATACTTTTCCTTTAAAAGTACATAACTCTAAAGAAATTGAAACAAAAAATGGCGTATGTGAAGTTACCCATGCTCCTGCGGGATGTATGTTAATTAAAAGAGAAGTATTAGAAAAAATGATTAAGCATTATCCTAAACTAGAAATTTTTCAGCCTACCATTATTAATGGTAAGGAGGAGAAAAAACATAATATGTGGAATTTATTTGACACGCTTCATGATCCAGAAACCAAGAGATATTTTGGTGAAGATTTTGGTTTCTGTCAAAGATGGATAGATATGGGTGGAAAAGTACACGTATATGTTAAAGATTACATCACTCATGTAGGAGAATATTCTTACTGTGGAAGATTCTGGGATGACTTGTTTCAAGGAAGTACACCCGCGAAATCTATTGACCTAGATAAAAAAATCAAATAAAGTAATATATTCAGGAATTCTATGCCTGCCTTTACAATTAAATTTAGACAAAATTATGACAATTTCAAGAATGTTACAACCCAGACAACAGTACGGATTAGGAAGCTTAGTAAAATCTATAGGTAAAGGAGTTAAGAAATTTGTTAAATCTCCTTTAGGAAAAGCAGCTTTAGTAGGTTTAGCAAGTTTTGGAATGCCTAACACAACCTTTGGTGGATTGTTTGGAAGAGCAAGTATTGGTGGAAAAGCAATGGGTATGTTGGGGCATCACGGTATAGGTCCAACTCTAGGTTCATTCTTTGGTCCTCAAACCGTATATGCTACAAGTGGAACAGCAACAGGTCCAAGTAAATTTGCTAATCTGTTTAAAGGCAAAGGCAAATGGGGTGTAGGTGGTGGACTGGCAGCTTTTCTTTTAAGTCAAGGAATGGGAGAAGAAGAAGTTTCCTCACTCTCACAAGATCCAGAAAAATTAAGAAAATATTTAAGATTGTATCATAGTCAAACTAATCCATTAAAAGGAGATAAAGAAATAGATGAATGGGTTGAAAAAAATATGGCATCAGGTGGAAGAGTTGGTTTGAGCAGAGGAATGGCTCAAGGAGGAAGAATAGGTTTTGAAGAAGGTGGTTGGGATTCAGACAACTTGTCCGACGCTGCAGAAGACTTTGGTTCCACTGATACAGCGGCAAATTTTGCTGATCTTGGAAGTGGCGGTGGCGGTCAAAACCATGATTGGTCAAACGATATAGGTACTGTAGGTACTGGAATTAGAACTGGTGCAGGAACTGGAATAACTAGTAATTATATGAATCCTACGTTTAGAAAAGCAACTATTGATTTCTTAAATAAACCTAAAGGTTTTATAGCAAATTTACCTAATAGATATGTAAAAGAAAATATACAATTAGCTGGAGGGGTGAACGTAACGGATAGAGATGAGATGAAACAAAATACACAAAAATTTGTAGATATGTATCATGAAGGCAAATATGATAATCTTCAATTAGCTATAGAAGATGCAGAGAGATATAATGCAGGAGAAAAAACAAACTATGAAATAACTACAGGACGCTCTCTGCCTGAAATATTTTCCGAAAAACTTCAAGAAGGTGTAGAAGCTTATGAGAAAAACGTAAGTGAGTCTCAAAAAAGACAACAAGAACTTTTGAAGGAGATAGGGGCAGCCGAAGGCGGAAGGGTTGGTTTGAGCAGAGG